CGCTATCAAGCGGGCGACCCTCTCCGCACAAACAGCCATGAATCAACTGGATGCGCAAACACTGGGCCAGCTAACCGATCTGTACAAACAAGCCGTCGATGCGATAACCGAGACGATAGACAGCTTCGCCGACATTGAAGGCGCCGTGCCTATCGGAGCATTACAAGCCTTACTGGCAGCAACTGAAGCGCGTTTGCGGCAACTGGAGGCGCAAAAGGCCGTGCTGCTCAACAATGGACTAACTCAAGCCGCATTGCTCGGCGTTAGTCCGTTTGCCGTTGATGCAGCAGCAATGATGGTGGTTAACCGGCCAGTCGTAGCGGACGAGGCGGTTAAATTTGTCAGAAATTTTGTTGCCGCTGATGGCTTGCAGTTGTCAGACAGGATCTGGCGCAATGACAACCACGCCCGGCAAATCGTTAGGGATTCGATCAACTCAGCCATCATTCAAGGGTATTCAGCCAGCCGAACCGCGCAAGAACTATTAAGCGGCGGACAGGTCATCAGCAAAGAATTGCAGAACAAAATAAGAGCCAATGCCGCCGGGCCTTTGGGTCAAACGATCACCGAGCAACTATTTACCGGCGTTGGTTCACCTTACGCCGCCGCCTTACGCGTTGCTAGAACCGAGCTTAACCGAGCCCATATCAACGCTTATGAAGCCGGTGCTTTCTCGCATCCGGATGTTATCGGTACCCGCTTTCTGTTATCGCCAAACCATCCCAAGCATGACATCTGCGACATGCATGCCCATGCCAATATTTACGGGCTAGGCCCTGGTGTTTATCCGAAAGGCAAAAACCCATGTCCGGCGCACCCCAACACACTGAGTTATACAGAGGTCGTATTCAAAGACGAAGTGACCGCTGAAGACCGGCAAGGCAAGCAAGGCCGGCTTCAGTGGCTAAATGATCAACCGGCCGGGGTGCAAGAGTCGGTCTTAAACTCACGAAAAAAACGCATTGCCTTGGAAAAAGGCCTGCTTAACGAAAACGCCATTGCCACACCTTGGCATGTACTAAAAGTACGATTGGATCAACAAGGACATAACACAGATAAATGGGGAGCTTAAACATGGCTAAGACTTTTAGAGAAATAGTGCAATGCCCTGGCTGCAATGCCAGGCTGTTTGATGGCGAAGTGGTCAAGGGCATTTCGGTTTTTAAAGTAGTGGAAACCGGTAGTGAGGGAATGTGCAAACGATGTAAGACATGGGTACCTTTGCCGTTTGTCTATAGCCATAAATAACAGCACGTTATCCGGTTATCTCGCTTGATAAATCAATATAGTATCGGCGTCATCACCCAATGAGAAATAACCTAGGAACTTGTATGAAAATTAAAAAAAATATACTTATGCTTTTGGCTCTGGCTTTTATCTTGCCGTCCGCCGCCTTTGCCGGAGCGCTAACTGACTACGCCGAAAACAAGATTAACGATCATGTTTTTAGGGGCATAGCCTTTTCGGAATCGGCGCCGTCCAGTTACTACGTGGCGTTATACAATACGGCGTGTTCAGATGCAGGTGCCGGCACTGAGGTCTCCGGCGGAGGCTATGCGCGGGTTGCCATTAGTCGTAGTGAAACAACATGGAAAGGGACTCATGGCAGTGTAACGGGGGGCAGTTCCGGCACTAACGGGACCATTAGCAATGCGACAGCTGTTACATTCCCAATAGCCACATCGGACTGGAATATCGTCGGCTGGTGGGGCATAGTCGATACGGCTACACCAGGCACAGGTAATTTGCTGGTATGTGCCCCGCTTACATCGGCGCGCAATATCACAACAGGCTCAGTTCCGAGTTATCCGGTCGGCGGGTTGACGTTTCAGTTGGATAACTAATCCAAGTCGATATTTGCGGGTTAAGAGTTTTATATGGTCGCCATCACTACACGCTCGGGCAAGGGATCTGAATTAACCCATGCTGAGGTAGATGCTAATTTCAACAATCTGAATGACGCTCTAAATTTGTATGGGTTTTATAAGAAAGACTCATTAAGCCCTGCTTTCGTAAAAACAGGAACGGGGACAATCAGCGTAAAGGCAGGAACTCGCGCAATAGTAGCAGGTGTCGCGGTGGATTGGCTGGCAGATACAGCTATCACTATGCCAGCGTTGTCAGGCGGTACCGATTACGCTATCTATGCTTGCACAGATGGGGTTGTCATCGCCGATGCCAGCTTCACAGCACCAACCGGCTACACCACAGCCAATAGCCTGATGATAGGAGGTTTCCATTATGGTTTAGTTGCCGCCGGTACTACGGTCGCCGGTGGGGCGTTTGCTACAACCGGCAACGGCATGATCTGGACGCAGACTGATGTGGACAGCATTGCTGGCATCAACCTGTTCAGTATTTGGGATTTGAAATTTAGGCCCAGAGCAGCCAATCCCCGCGGCATGGTTCTGGTAAACGGCATGACGTGGGTGGATATCTATCTTTGCTCGACTGACACAGCAGCCAACGGTACCAGCAAGGCGGGATCAAATATCACCTCGGGCACGGTACTTCCAAAAATACCACCCGCTTTCGGCGGCAACGGTGCCGCAACCTACCCGACGCTGAATTGGTGGGTAGCCAATGAACTAGCCAGGGCCAACAAAAAGCGCCTGATGTGGGAGCATGAGTTTGTCGATGCGGCGTTCGGAGTCACTGAAAACCAGTCCATAGATGCGACCGCATCGACGTACCCGACTACGCAGCGCAACGCTGGCTACACGTCAAAATATGGCATTGAGCAAGCCTCTGGACACCACTGGATATGGGGTCAAGATACCGGAACGCAGGCAACTGCATTCGCATGGAGCGATGTTAACGGAAACAATGGCGCAGGTACTGGCAGAGGACAGATGCTCAATAATACCAATACGCGCACACTGCTAGGCGGCGCGCGTTCGAATGGCGCCCTCTCTGGCTCTCGCGCTTCCTCCTGGAACATCTATCCGTGGAACTCGTACTGGGCCATTGGCCTGCGAGCTGCCAGTGACCACATGCAACTTGTTTAAGTGAGCGGAAGCGAGCGATGGACGTGTTAAGTAACGAATTCTCCAGTCAGCGGCAATTGGCCATCATTGAGCGATTTGAATCGTTTATCAATTACGTCTATCCGATTGCGCTTAATATTAGACGATCTCATCATGTGGTTCGAGATCGGTTGATCGGCGCAATGTTTGATCAAGTGAGTCTTTTCCAGCAGGCCGGCAAGTCGGCTCAGGTATCAAAACTGTACCTTGCCGATGCCGGGCTTGCGCACTTAAGGTTTTTACTGCGATTTCTTGCTCACGAAAACAGGCGGCTCATCAGCCGTAATCAGCATGAGGTGGCGTCAATCCATCTCGCTGAAACCGGAAAAATGCTCGGCGCCTGGATAAAAAGCAAGGCGGTAAAGGGATGATGAAGATAAAAGCGGCACGCGTACGAATGGCGCCAACTCTGGCTCTCGCGCTTCCAACTGGAACAACTATCCGTGGAACTCGAACTGGAACATTGGCCTGCGAGCTGCCAGTGACGACGATTATCTACCGAGCCGACCGGTCAAGGCCGCCGGCTCAGATCACGCTGTTTTGTGGTCAGCTTCATCATCCTGCTTCGGCAAATACATTACGAGGTCAAGGGAACGTCGAGTAAGCGTTATTGAAAGACGGACTTGCAATTTTATGGGTAAAAAATACAAAAACCTGATCGCAGAGATAGCCAGTATGCCGAACTTATACCGAGCCTATCAAAAGGCATCGAAAGGCAAGCGCTACAGCGCCGGCCATTTGCAATTTAAGGAGCATTTGGCAGCTAACCTCCGCCTGCTTTCAGAAGCGCTACGCAACGGTAGTTATACGCCGTCTCCGCCCAACATCTTTTTTGTCACTGAGCCAAAACGCCGAGAGATATCCGCATTACCCTTTGCGGATCGCGTAGCTCAGCATGCTTTATGCAATGTCATAGAGCCTATTTTTGATAAAACTTTCCTGCCCAATAATTACGCTTGCAGGACGGGCAAAGGAACCCATTCAGCTGCGGCTGAAGCTCAGGCTATTATGAGGCGTGGCTTTACGCATTGGCTAAAGCTGGATTATTCAAAATATTTTGCCAGCATCAACCGCGCTATTTTGTACGGTGAGATACAGAGGAAGATCATTTGCAAGGGCACGCTAGCGTTGATTTCGACTTTTCTTCCAAAGGATGGTCGTGGACTTCCTATCGGTAACTTGACCAGCCAGCTGTTTGCCAATGTTTACGGCCATATTATTGACAGGCATTTAACGCACAATCTGCGCATCAAGCATTGGCTACGCTATATGGATGATATTGTCATTTTCTCGCACAGCCGGGAGGC